CTCGCTGCGAGTTCATAATAAGTGCAGCAAGGGCCTGTCCGTCAATCTGGTCGGCAACAATAACTAGCGGTCTTCCTTCTCTAGCGACCAACTCAAGCACTGGAAAGATTTGTTCGACTGTATCGATCTTCTCATCAGCAACCAAAATCAGGGCATTCTCATAGTTGCAAGTCCCTGCTCTTTCATTTGTAATGAATGCCGGAGAAACAAACCCAGAGTCAAAACGGAAGCCTTCTAGGATGTCGACAGTTGTATCAACTGAACGAGCTTCTTCAATTTGGACTGATCCATCGTTTCCAGCCTTGTCGATTGCGGTTGCAACAATGTCGCCAATCACACTATCGTTATTAGCAGAGATAGTTGCGATGTGTCTTACGTCTTCCAAGTTCTCAACAGGTCGTTTGTTTTCTTCTAACTCATCAACAATCGCTGCGGCCACTTTGTCTAGACCACGTTTGATCTCAATGGGTGCTGTTCCAGCAAGAACGTGTCGGCGTGCTTGTTGGTAGATTGCGTTTGCTAGAACTGTTGTTGTTGTAGTTCCATCACCAGCATTCTGCGCAGTTTTACGAGCAGCCTGTTTTACAATCTGCGCTGCCGAGTTTTGGAATGGATCTTCAAACTCAATAAACTCTGAAATGGTTACACCATCTTTCGTAATGATGGGTGTCGCATCCTTCTTGTGAAGAATAACATGTCGCCCTCTCGGACCTAAAGTTGTTTGGACGTTCTCAGCTAAAGTCTGAACTGCTTCTGAGATACTATTAGATAGGTTTTGCTTGCTTTGATAATTCTTCATAATACTCCTTAGATTACTTCGTCAGCGATCCCATACTCAACAGCTTGCTCTGCTGAGATGTAATAATTTGAGTTTGACGAAAACATTTTCTTGATCTTCTTGGTGGATAAGTTTGAGTTCTCGGCAACGCAGCGCACATACATATCCTGTAGGACCTTTACTTCTTCCAACTCGTTCTCCATGTTGTGCACAGATCCCATTGTCCCTGCGGACGCTTGGTGAAGCATAAGACGACAGTTTCGGGCAACAAGACGCTTACCCTTTGTCCCAGCAGCTAGAATAGCTACGCCGGCAGACATTACTTTGCCTAGGCCGATAGTCTCAATGTCGACACCACTAGACTTTGTCATGTTCATAAGGTCAATAATGCCAAACATCTCTAAGACCTCTCCGCCATAAGTTGAGATGATCATACGAATGTCTTGTTCGGGCTGCATCAACCCTTCGTGTTCTGCTAACTCCTCCTCGGTAAACAGATCTGGGGTGTTCTGCCAAAGATAATAAATGCCTGATGTAACATCTGCGCACTTCTCTTCGTTGATTGCTCCAAAAACGGCTACGGTTCGGAGATCCTTCTCAGCTGGTTGTGCTGGCAGCGAGAAATGGATTGCGCCATGGGATTCTTCTTCTACTGTCTCTTCATGCTCTTCGTTTAGATTGTTCTTCTTCTTCTTCATTTTACCTCGTTTTGTGAAGAATAAATTTTATTTGTTTACCTCGCTAAAGGCATCCTTGATCTTATCACAGATCTCATTAGTTTTCAAGACTTTTGAGAACTCTTTTGGAATAACGGCAACAACACGGACAAACGTAACAGATTGCCAGTCATTGAGAGTTTTTTCCATTCTTTTTTTCATGACTTCTTTTTCTTCTTCCGGAATGTCTAGATCTTCCATTTGCTTAATTAGCCTTTCTTTAACTGTTACCACATCTTTTCCAAACGATCTAATCATAGTCAAGCAAGAAGCAAGGCAGTATGTTAGAAAGTTATAGGAATGTGTATAGTTTAAGAGTGATGCTAGAAAGCGATAAGAGAATACTCCTAGAAAAAACACGCCAATGATAGTCCATGTATCCATTTTTTCCTCTAATAAAAAAAGACCGCATAATCTGCGGTCTTTTAAAGTTAAACACTTATTTTTCTAAGTCAAGGTCTTAGCCGAGTTTTGCTGCGATCTTCGCTGCTAGAACTTCGGCAAGCTTGTCCTGCTTTGACTCTTTGATTAGTCGCTCTGCAACTCTGCGGGTGACTTTCTTTACGATGGCCTGAGTATCGACAACCTCAACGGCTTCGTTTAGCTCTTCATATATGTCTTCTTCCATGGATCCACATGATGCTTCTTCCATTGGGTCCATAGCCATTTCGTCCATTGGCTCGGTCATTTCATCCGTCTCATCGGCTGCGTCAACAGCGATGTCTGTTTCCGGAGCGGCTTTGATGGCGTCAATGAGCTGCTCAAGAGCGGCTTTGATTGCGTCCTCGCCGTCGTCGGCAGGTGCGTCCATTTCCATTTCCCCGTCGTCCATTTCCATTTCCATGTCGCCTTCAGGAGCGTCCATTTCCATTTCTTCCTCTTCCTCGACTTCTTCAGCTTCGGTGAGTTCGGTTGCTTCTTCCATTGGCTCTTCTTCTTCTGAGAGGAAGTTTTCGGTAAGAGGCCCAATAGCCGCAAGCTTCATGAACTTACGAATGTGTCCCTCTGAAAGTAGTGTCTTCTTAGCCATTTGTTATAACTCCTTTGTTATATTAAAAATAAGTGTTTGTAGTAAATAGTATGATAAAAATAAAAAAACTTTTTATTCCATCAGTTATAAATAGTATGTTATTTATAAAAACTACAAGTCAGGCATTTCTATTTCAATAATGTCAAAAATAGATCCCAACTCTTCTTCTGAAAGCGAGAAACTTTGCCTTACTTTTTTTGTTTTTTCTTTTTCCTTGCGGATCTTTTTTTCACGGGTCTTTGAAAGATTTCCATTGTCTTTCTTGTATTCTTCAATCAGTTGCTCTAAGAGAGATGTTTGATTTACGAACTGGAGAATGACCCAACGAAGAAACTTTCCTTGTCCAATGCCTTCATACTTTAGTCTAATACGAAAATCAGCGTGAAGCTTTTCGCCAATAGAGAAAGTTAAGTTTTTATACTTTGGCTCATACTCTACTATATTTGGCTTTTGATCTTCGCTCATCGATGTAAGATGTGGGTGCTGGACTCAACTGCTGCGTTGTGGGACTGGCGAATGAATGTTGCTTTGCTTTGTAGCTCAACAATGTCTCTCGCTCCGGAATAGGAAAAGCCTGACCTCACACCAGTAAGTAGTTCTTCCACAACGTTTCTTACAGAACCCTTACAAGGAATGGTAGTTGATACACCTTCCAATGAAGAAGTCTTACCACGCCAAGCTTTTTGTGCTTCGGCAGACGCCATTCCACGATAAGCTTTAAAACAACGACCATCACGATCACGGAAAGTTTCGCTTGGTGTTTCATCAGTTCCAGCAAGAAGTGAACCCAACATTACAGCATCAGCGCCAGCAGCAAGAGCCTTTACAATGTCTCCAGAGTTTTTGATGCCGCCATCAGCAATAAGAATTGCATCACGATCAGATTGGGCGCAGTCAATAACAGACTGAAGTGTTGGAACACCGTGCCCTGTTTGGATGCGAGTTGAGCAAATAGAACCTCCACCAATACCCACACGAATAGAGTCAGCACCCCAATCGGCAAGTCGGTTGAAGCCTTCAAGGGTCGCAACATTACCAGCCATAATGTGAATGAACATTCCAAGTTGCTCACGAAGAGAAGCAATGGCGGTTTTTACCATAGCGTGATCACCGTGAGCAACATCAATACAAATAACTTTTGCTCCTGCTTCATAGCATTTAGAAGCCCGTTCAACAAAGTCTCCGCTTACACCAACTGCTGCTCCAACAATAGTGCAATCTGGAACAGCAAGTGCATTCTTTATTTGTTCTGCTTGCTCTTCAATAGAGTTATAACGGTGGATAATAGCCATTCCACCCATTGAAGAAAGTGAAGAAGCCATTCTCCATTCACTTACTGTATCCATTGGAGAAGCAATAATAGGAATCTTAAGTTTGATCAGGTCATCAAGTGGTGCTGAAAGAGAAACCTCCTTTCTAGATGTAATGTCGGAGTATTGTGGTTCCAACAAAACATCCCCAAATGTGATTGTTTGTTTATACATTTCTTTCCTCTTGATCAATCATTCTTTCTAAATACCATTTGGCTTTCTTGAGATCTTCTAGACCACCTTTCATTGCATAACGTGAAACATACTTGATTACGTTTCCTTGATTGAAATCCATTTTCCAACTTTCAATATAATCAATGGTCTCAATGCCTTTATTGTAATGGTCTGGATGATTTACTGCTTCTTTTGATTTCATGCTCTTTCCATCATTGAAACAACTGGGCCACAAAGATTTTGCTGCCCATTGTGACCGCCCCTGAAAACAACAACTGCTGACGGAAACGGTGCTGGATCGTTTGCTTCTCCACCGCCAAACTTTAGACGGCCTCTCACAAAGCGGACTTCATTGGCTTGCATAACATAATCTGCCCAATAGTTTGTATCTGGACGTGCCGGAATAAGCATGACCACAGTGGTTCCTGGATCTTTGCTTTCTTCATAAGCCTTCCGAATCCAATTTTTTAGCACTCGGCCATAAGGTGGATTAACATAACAAGTCTCGCCCTTCCACGATTGGACTAAAGCGTCTTCTGCTTCTGTGAAATAGTTTGTGCATAAAGCATTTGAGCCATTTGTTGCCGGGTCTAGTGTGAAGCTAAACTCCTTGTTCAGTTTGCTATAAAATTCTTTTGGTGTTTGCCAGTCCATTTTGGTACTCGACATCATTGTTTTCATTGTTTGTTTATTCATTGATCTCCTTTTGATTGTTTTGAGAGGTTTGTGTGGCCGGGGCGCATACCCAAGCAACATCGCTGCCGGCCGGAATGATTTGTCCTTCCTGTTCTAAACATTCGATCCGGGCTTGCGCATCCTTGCCTGATGCGACCAAACCCAAGCCAAATAGTGCTAGAAGGAATAGTGCTAGAAGGAAAAGCCCCGTGAAAGCGTAAAGTATGAGCCTGTTTTCGTGCCGGCGCTGTTGGATAAGTAACTGTGCGTGATGAACGGCGAAACTTACACGGGTCGCCCCCGAGTCATTCATCTCGCACCCCTGTTGATCCAAAGCCACCTTCTCCACGGTTGCTATCATCTAGATCTTCCACAAACACAAAGTCTTCTTGTGAAATGTGTTCTGGGATCATTTGTGCGATACGATCACCACGATTGATGATAAATTCTCCGGTGCTCTCTTCAGTCGTAACAGAATGGTTTCTCAAAATAACTCCAATCTCTCCACGATAAGAAGAGTCAATAACACCGGCCATTACATCAATGCCGTTTTTATAGGCAAGACCAGAGCGTGGCGCAATACGAAGATAGTAATCAGCTGAAAACGAAACAGAGATGCCTGTTTTTACCAGTGTTTGTTCTCCCGGTCGGACAATACAATCTTCTGTTGCGTAAAGATCAATACCAGCATCGCCTTGTCCTCTTTGCTTGAGGTTGTAAAAGTTCTCAAGTTGTTTTACTTTTAGGTTTAGTTTAGTCATTTTTATACCTCTGTTAGTTTGTATTTCTTTCCATCAATCTCGACAACCTTTCCGGAAAGTGTTTGGGCGCACGGGGTGCTGGGTGGCTTGGTTGGTGTGACTAGCCAGTGTTCATCTTCAGTCAGTTGTTGTCCATTTAAGAACCACGCTTTGTATCCGTCGTAGTACTCAATAGCAGGGCCATCTTCACGGTGCTGCTTTCCGTTTAGATACCAATATTTGTCTCCGTTGGCCACTCACAAGCCGGGCCTCCTTCACGGTGACGCTTTCCGTTTAGCCACCATTCTTTGGCTCCGTTGGCCCTTTCAACAGCCGGGCCATCTTCACGGTGTTTCTTTCCGTTTAGGAACCATTCTTTGTTTCCGCTGGGCCACACTTTTACTTTGTAAGCAATCATTTTATGCTGCCTCCTGTGAAAGAATAGAATAAGGGTTGTCTGAAAAATAAACTCGTGGAACGCCGCATTGTTCGGCAATACTTGATACATGATGGCGAAAGTCGCTTTCCCACTCTTCGTCTCCCATTACCTCACGCATAACATCCATCTTGTTGATCACGAGGTCAGTTACACCATTCATTCTACACGATTTAGCGAGAAAGTCAAGATCAATCCAGTTTGTTTGGCGCTTTCTTCCTGTGGTTGCTCCAAACTCTTGACCGGCCTCTTGTAGTTGTTCTAAAAGAGGGTCGTCACCTTGGAAGTTTTTTGCTCCAACATAAGTTTCATAAACCTTCGCAGCACCCCAAACACGGTTGATTGCTTGTGGTGGAATGCCGTTCAGAAGCGCACCAGCCGTCGTACAATGGCTTGATGTAACATAAGGGTAATCACCCCAGTCAATGTCAATACCAAAGCCTTGTGCGCCCTCACAGAGCACATAAGTGTTTTTGTCGCTGTAAAACTCTTCGTAAAGATCAATAACCAAATCTTTCATAAAAGCCAGCTCGCCTACAAAAGAGCATCCACCAGCATGTACGCCACTTCGACCATATTTATCACGATAAGCAGGACCACAACCTCTTCTAGTCGTTCCAATCTTTTCGTCTCTTTCATCTTCATTTTTATGTTCCTTTGTAATAATGTGTGCGTTTTGAGCAATGCGAAGGTTTGATACAACATCAATACCAGCCGCCTCAAGATCTTTGATTTCTTGCAGGAGGGCATAGGGGTCAATAACACACCCGTTGCCAATAATAGATTTGATCCCAAAGAACACTCCACTTGGAATGTGATGAGTTACAAGCTTTTGGCCTTCATGATAGATTGTATGACCGGCATTTGGGCCGCCGCCAAACCTCATGACGTGAGTGTATTGGCCGCTCTTGCATAGATCGTGTGCGCACTTGCCTTTTGCCTCGTCGCCGTATTGTAACCCAACAACAACATCTGCTGTGATCTCTCCGGCTGGTTTCACACCGCCCATTGTCTCTTTATACATTCTCACTCCTTTTATTTCTTTTACGTTTTGGTAAGTATTTTTCATCTCTCCAGATCTCGTTTCGTATTATAGCGGATACGGCCGTCTGCGTCAAACCAAAGATCCCACCAAGTTCTTTCTGGGTATGAGCGCCTTCATTGTAGAGCCTTCTTATCTTCTCTACATTTTCTTTTGTAACTTTTTTTCTTTGATCTTGATCATCTCGCACCTTTGTTAGTTTGTTGATGATCCTATTTACTGTAGAAAATGGGATGTTTAGTTCGGCGGCGATCTGTGCCTGTGACTTCGTTCCATCTCTATACAGTTCTCTTATTTGATCAGCCTGTTCTTGTAATACTATCTTTCTTGTGTATTTCTGTTCATTCCAGGCATTTCCATTTACAATGTCGTGAATAGTATCATAACTAACATTGTAAATGGCTGCTATTCTCTTCTGGGTTATGTTCCCTGCCGAGTATAACTCTCTTATTTCTTTAGCGATCTCCCAAGACAGTCTAGTTTTCTTTTTGGCGGCGCTGAGTTTATAGTTCTCATCCACCCAGATCTTATTTCTAACAATACTTGAGATAGTTGAGAAACTGACTGAGTATTCTTTGGCCAGTTCTTGTTGGGTCAGTCCTTGGTTGTTATACTTTTCTCTGATCTCTTTGACCAGTTCCCAGTTGAGTTTTTTACCTTTACCTTTCTTGTTCTTTGACGCCAATGTTCTATGGCGCTCCCCCATTTTTACGTATGCTCCTCCGCTGCCTGCTTTCGTGGCTATGTTATAACCCTTTTCTCTATCGCAAACAGAATACGTATCTATAAAATGCTGCTCTCTTTCTATTAGGCTGTCCTCTGTAACATACTCAAGAACAGAAAAAGAAAAGTTTTGTAAGCCATACTCTTTATAAGCACTACTGAGATACGTATTAGAGTGAGTGCCCTTTTCCAGATAATGTTTATGTTCCCAGATACGTCTTTTCACTCCCTTAGACGAGCCAATGTATCTTTTTCCATCAACTAAGTTCCTTATCTCGTAAATACCTGCTTCATTATTCATAATACAACACTCCTTTTTAGTTGTTATACTATAAATAGTGTTATAACAGGTTTTTTCCCTTCATCTCCGTATTTTTATAACAGTTTTTTGCGAGATGATCAAGATCAAAGAAAAAAAAGTTATAAAAGAAAATGTAGAGAAGATAAGAGAACTCTATTTCCCACAATCACCATACTGAAGTCCAACAACAACATCTGCTGTGATCTCTCCGGTTGGCTTTACGCCGCCCATTGTCTCTCTATACATTCTCACTCCTTTTAGTTCTTTGTTTTTATTAGCTTCCACTCTTCTCCTTTATTTTGTAAGTCCGAGTCGGTTGTATTTTTTTAGGACTTTTTCGATAACGTATTCGTGCGCAGGCTCTGAAGAGAATGCGACAACCAAATCCATCCAATCCACAACCTCTCCCTCGGCGTTGGCATAGAATGCCACCGTTTCGAAAGAAGCGACGACCTTGTCTGAGAAAGATGTTTGGATATACACACCATCAGGCATTTGCCATAACTTTCTATTGCTGTCAATGTCTTTTATAAACCTTGCGTTAGTTTTCATTGGTTTTATAAACCTTGTAATAGTCTTCACCGGGCGGTTGTATCAGACTGTTTGCTTTGATGAAGAGCCTCAATAAGAGCCTCGGCGTTTACATTGATCAACTTAGAACAACGAATCCATTCAGTTTCTGGATTGTAATCTTCTCTTCGGATCTCCAACAAACTCTCAAGGTTTGTTTCGATCCCTTGTCGTGCCTCTGTCGGAACCCAATCTACCCGAGCAAAAAGCCATCCGTTTTCCTTCTTTGTTTCGCTGACTGTGCCAACAAGCAAAGAGTTTCCTTGGACCTGCATTACTGTATCATTGATAATCATTTTTCTCCTATTAGTTATTTCCATTGTTTTATTCACTGATCAAGTATAGTCTTTTATCAAACCTACTTATTGTATTGGGGGTCAATACTTTCTTACCTTCTCTTCCAAACCAATCAACATAAATAATGTGCGAGGTTCGAGGATCGTTGCTGCCTCCAACGACGATCCCGTAGTCGCCACGAGGGCTGTCCCAGCCAACGAACGATCCGATTCTAATTTTGGTGTCCATACGCCTCCGAGCGCTGTTTTTCCACGATAGAGCCGTATTATACCACGGTTCAGGGCCGGATGTCAAGCCCCGGATAATCCGTTCTTCAACAGCCAGGTTTCCATCATGTCGGCAATGTCGTAGACTTTCACCATTTCTTCTGGGAGCTCATCAACAAAATAAACTTTGTTTGCATCCCGCAGTTCATTTACAATGTCCCAACACATTCTATAAAGTTCGCTTGGGTGTGAAGACTTTGGTGGCTCCCAGCCTTCATCAACTTCCATTGGATTATAATGAAGTTCGTTTACTCCAATGTTGATTTCTTCACAGGGGTTCTTCATAAAATACTTTTTTGTTGCAACTTCAACCGCTTCGTCGGACATTTCAGCGATTTCTTTTGCAAGTTGTTCAGATAGTTTATCAGTCATTTTCACCCTCTGTTAGTTCTGGGTAGTTTTCAACATAGCCTCCTTTTATTCTTCCTCTTAGGCGAGATAAAAGATTTACAGAAGCCATTCCTGGGTATTCTTCATTCATTTGCTCTTCAAGATTATTGCGAATAATAATGTCGTCAAGCATTTCAATCTCTTCTGCTGCTCTTAGACAAAGAGAGCGAAGGCGTTTGATTTCAAATGATCTCTCACTGCAAATAAGTCTTTCATAATCTCTTTCACGAACTGCAACTTTGTGAAGAGCCTCAACTAGTTCAAGTTCTTTTTGAAGTTCTTCCACTTTTAGAACAAGTTCTTTATTTTTTGTCATTTTATTCTCCAACAAGTTTTGTAATGTCTTCGCAGAACTCTAAAATCATTTCGGCTGCTTTGTCGTCTTCTGCAAGATCAGCAAACTCTATTGCTGCTTTTGTGTCATCTTCCAACTTATTAATGCGAGCCATCACTTGATTATAAAAAAATCGAAAGTCATAAAGTTCTTTTTGAAGTTCTTTGATCTTTGCGCCTCGGGCTCGGAAAGTATCTTTGTTGTTTTCTGGGTTAATGTCCATTATAGTGATCCTCTAGATTCAAATTTTCTTGTAAGTGCGTTCATTAGTATGCTCTTTGTAAAAAACCTTCGCCTTCCCAGGTTGTATGTCCGTCAACCCACTCAACTTTTACCTCTCTTTGGTGAAGAGGAGAAGAAAGTGGCATTTTTGCATTTGCGTTAATAATAGCAACAGCCAGCCCAAGCCTTGTTGGAAAGTGCTGTGCTGTTATAAAGTGGATTTTATAGCAAACCAAGTCTCCAACTTCAATCACTCTACCAACTCCAACTCGTCATCATACCAATAATCACCATAGTAAGCCCAGCCCTCTTCTTTGTGGAGCCACTCAACCTTGAACGGGCGACATGGAGAATCATCATGAATAAAAGCTTCGTGAAAGCCAACCACCATCCCAAAAAGATAAACGCTTGAATCAATGTAATCGTTTGATTTTACAAGATCTCCAAGTTTAATTTTCATTTTATTCCTCCACTTGATTTACTATCTCTAAATTATCAGGATTTGCAAACTCTGACAGCCTGATCCCTTCCTCTGTGAGCCAATCAACCTGAATGTATAATTGATGACCAGCGACGAAGGTGACTAATCCTAAACAATCATAACTTTTGCTCAAATGTCTTACCAGATCTCCAACTTTAAAAGGCGGGTTTGGCTCTCTAATCTCAAAAGTTCCTGGTGTTATGGGAATTTCTGCTTTTATCATTCTATTTTCTCCAAGTCGTGTTCTGGGATCCAACTTTCCCTTCTGTTATCAATCCACGAGACCCTATAAACATAATACAATCTATATTTTACTTTTGTTGGATCTTCAAAAGAAGGCAAAATGTGGTCTGCTGCGTGGATTTTTTCAATCAAGCCAAGCCAAGTTGATGTTTTGTTCCCTCTTGAGCTTGCCTTGTCCCACACCAAATCCCCAAGCTTGAACTTGTTTTTGTTCATTTTATTTTCTCCACGTAATCCAAACAAATCTGATGTGGAACTCCTCCGCTCATAATAGGCTGAACCCAAACATAATCAACGTGTCTGTCGTAGTGCACTGATGGCGGTGGAACAACAAGAAAAAGCTCGTCTTGAGGGATTGTGCCGTTGATACTACCAAGCACAAAGTTTGTTTTTAGTTGCAATAAATCTCCAAATTCAATCATAGATTACCTCCGTTGTGTGGTGTGGTCTTGGCCACATTAGTTAGACGAACGAGCCGGCGATCTTATCCACGTCCGGTGTCGTTTTCTGGACAGGGCGACCCAGCCCACTGGCAACGCCGCCCTGTCCTCGGTTGAAAGTTATAGCGGCGATTTATGCTAATAACTTGAAGCGATGTTTGATTGAGCGAGTCGAAAAACCCCATTGTGGGCTATGATCAAGCTTTGCTGCGTAGGGCCTGTTTAGATGAACAACATCATTCTTTTGGACAGCCCAGCATTTGATTGCGGTCATCTCACTGTTGCTGTCTGTAACATCAACAATCCAGTATGTTTTTCCTTTCTTTGTCTTGCGCTCAGTTACTTTGCGAGGAATGAACCAGCAAACTAAAAGCTCAGGATCGAACTCAGAGATAGGGGGCACGCCTTGATGGTGAAGATCTTGGAGCAGATTATCATCAACAACTAGCGACATTGGGAACACCCCGGTCAGATCTGAGAGATACTCAATCCTCTCAACATCTGAGAAGTCCTTTTCGGGAGCATACTCTTTGATGTTCTCGGCTAGTTTATCGTGTGACTTTTGGATCTTCTTATAGATCTTTGGCCGATCGACACACACAGCAGACCAAAAGTGTTTCAGTCCTGTGAACCTTTCATCAACCAAAGAGTTTAGAGCCTGAGCCCGACAAAGAACATCGAGCGCTTTCTTGTTTAGTTTGGAGTATGAGATCTCTTCTGAAAAGATAAGGTCTTCTACTTTGTGAAAGGGGCGATGAGCCATAATCTCATTGATAGCAGCGTCACCCAGCCCCTTGATAGAAGATAGCGGCTGGTAAAGAGTCTCGCCGTCTTCAGAGATTTCCCAGCGCCGTCCAGAAGAGTTGATGTCTATCCTGCTTATCTGAAACCCGTGTCCCTTTGCTACTGCTATTGCGTGTTCTAGTCCTTTCGCCATTGTCTCTCCTTTTATTATTTAGTTTATTTTTTTTCTGCTCTTGGATCATACTTCCAACTCTTGCGCTTTACTACATTATACACTGTGGATTGGGAAACGTCAAACAACTTTCCGATCGCCGTTTGGGTTTCTCCTTCATCATAAAGCCTTCTCATTTCTCTAACCCTCTCCCAGTTCAGTTTGGCCGCAGGGTTTTTATCGCCGCCTTGTGCTCTAGAGATCTTTTCCCTTACTTCATCCGGAATAACCTTTCCAGTCAGCGCTTCCCTTATTTTCCTTCTTGTCTCGGCTGATACTTCGTGGCCCATTAGTTTCTCGCTTATTCTTCGCTTTGTTTCTTCAGACCTCGCAACGCCAAACTGAGGATGCTTTTCGCCCGACACGGCTTCGCTCATTTTTCTCTTATGTTCTTCCGTAAGAGGCATCCCTTTGTTCCAAGCCTTCTTTCCTAAGTTCGCTTCGCTTATTTTCTTTCTGTGATCTTCGGAAAGTGTTTTGCCGAAAAAGGGGTGTTTCTCTCCTTTCATTGCGTCGCTTATCTTTCGCTTCGTCTCTTCGGAACGGGGACCAGCCCCACCACCGGCGACCGTCGCAATGTTATACTCAGGCTCCAAAGTATCTATGTAATGCTGTTCCGCTTCGAAGATACAACATTCTTCCGAGACTTGATCAAGAACAGATAAAGAAAAAGTTTCTTCTCCATAAAGGTTCCAAGAGCTTTGTAAGTGAGCATTGCGGTGCCTCCCAGAACGAAGAGCGGCTTTGTGCTTTCTCCATCTAAGCTTTATGTCCAAAGAACTTCCTACATAGATCTTACCATTTTGACTATTGACTATTTTATAAATGCCTTTCATTCTATTTCTCCTTTTAGTGGTGGCTTATAATAGTAAATATTCGTTAGTCAGAAAGTTGGATGACTACTAATAACTTTTTTCTCCAAACTCCCTACATAGTTTCCGACTGTAGCCAAGCAGCCATCCACTCAGCGCTATAATGCTTATAAAGCCAAGCACACTGATAGCTAATAACAGAATAACAAACAGCATGAGACTTGTTAAAACCGTAGCCAGAGAAGTACTCAAACTTTCTCCAAAGCTCTTCGCCTCCCTTGTAACCCTTTTCATAACAGCCCTCCAAGAACTTTTGTTTAATGTCTGCTTTCTCCTTCATCTTCTTTTCAGAAAGACCCTTCTTTGTAAGCAACTTCCTGAGTTTGTTTCCATCATCAAGAGTAAGGCCCTTTCCAAGTTCAGCAGCCAACTGAGCAATCTGCTCCTGGAAAATCATAAAGCCGTATGTTGGCTCCAAGATCGTGCGAATGATTGGATGGTCGTACTTGATGTATTGAGGGCTTTCCTTTGCTGCGATATAATCTTTATCAACACCAGCCGAAAGAGGCCCAGGTCGATAAATGGAAGTCACGGCGGAAAGATCAATAATGGATTCTACTTTTGAGTTTGAGCAAAGCTTTTGTGCTCCTTCGTTGGCGAACTGGAAGATGCCGGCCCACTTTCCTGCTTGGAAAATATCATTGTATACTTCTGCATCATCTAGATCGATCTTGTCCGGATGGAGGTTTTTATCGTAGAAGTCTCGGATCTGATCGAACGTTGGTTCTTCAATACCGTGATGCCGACGAAGAATGTGATAGATCGCACCTTCCATAATGGCTAGTGTTGTTAGGCCAAGAACATCAAACTTGATAAAGCCAAGTGGCTCCAAGTGTCTTACATTTTGTCCTTCTGACCACGGGGTTTGTACAACTCCACCAGATGCAATAAGAGGCATCCACTTCTTTAGATCGTCTCCAACAACAACACCACCGGCATGCCTAGAAAGAGAGCGGACCTGTCCCAGCAAAGCACTAAGGCGCTCACCAACTTCAGGATACTTTGCTAGGAAGTTTTGAAGGCTTTCGGAATAGAGAACTGTTTCTTCATAAGTTGGTACATACATACCGGCAGTCATACCGTGCGCTGCCTTTGCTAGTGGTGTGGCTTCCTTGATCATAACAGAAGTTACTTTGTTAACCTCTGTGAAGGGAATACCATAGAACTTTGAGACATCTTTGATTAGTGATCTTAGTTTGAGAGTGTTGAAGTTTGAGATTGGTACAACCGAATCCTCACCCCATTCTTCTGCCAACACTTCTTTGATCTCCATACTGCGTGAAACATCAAAGTCAATATCCGGATAGTCTGTTGCGTCTTTCGTCATAAAACGAGAGAACAAAAGCCCGTGTTTGATTGGATCGATCTGTGTAATCTTTAGTACGTAAGCCAAAAGAGAGCCTGCTGCTGAACCACGACCTGGGCCTGAAAGCATCATCTCATTGGCTCTATCAGCAATTGCCTTCATTGTAAGGAAATACTTTGCAAAGCCTCGTTCTTTGATTACTTCTATCTCTTCACGGATCCTTGCAACATACTCATCATTATCAGCGAGGCCAAACTCTGTCATTCCTTCAATTGCTAGTTTTACCAGCTGGCTTTCGGCTGTTTGTTCTTCCGGTACAACAAAGTCAGGAAGACGAACCTCAACGTCCGGCTCAAAGTCAGAAATCAGTTCGTGTGCGATCCAGTGAGTTCTTTCAATACTACCACGGACTAGATCGTCATCGTAAGTTTCTCCAACTTCAGCAGAATAGTCTTTGTATGCTTGCCACATTTGGTCGCCATTCTTAGGATACAACTCATACCCAACCTCCTCTAAGGTTTCAGGAATGCTGATCTCATAGTCTGGATTGGACTTTCTGTTCATCCAGCCCAAGTTTCTGTAAAGCAAGCGGTCCTTCCAAAGCTCTGGGCTGGGATAGTGTGCATCCGCAGTTGATACAAGCTCAATGTTTAGTTCTTGAGCCACAGCAATAATAATCTTGTTTAGTCTGTGCTGCTCTGGGATAGAGTTCCACTGCAGTTCTAGAAAGAATCGCTCTCCAAAGATCTCAAGCATTTCTTTGGATTGGCTTACCGCTTCTGCGATGATCTCCTCATCAGGCTGATCTAACATCTGCCACATAATCTTAGCAATGTATCCGCCAAGACAAGCAGAAGTTACAATAACCCCTTCGGAGTGCTCACGAAGAAGATCGTAATCCATTCTGGGATATCGATAATAGTTGTCCCCTTGGTGTGACTTAGAGACAAGCGAGAAAAGATTGTTTAGACCGGTCTGGTTCTGCGCCAAGAGCACAAGGTGACGTCGGTGATTGATTGGAGAGTTTCTTGAACGAGTCGATCCCTCATCTTCAATAGACATTCCTTCAGCCTTGGCCAACTTCTTTGCTTGCTTTTTATCTTCTTCAATGCGGGCTTTTTCTTCTTTCCATTCTTTGATGGACGGGTGGAAATAAGCTTCCACACCATAGACTGCCTTGAAGTTCTTTCCTTCGTTCTTCATCTTCTTCCAATGAAGGTACTGATGGGAAAAGCCGTTCATGTTTCCATGATCGGTTAGAGCAACAGCATCACAGCCATTGTTGTGAGCGAAGTCCATGTGCTCATCCGGATATCCTAGAGCATCAAAAGGAGATCCAACACAAGAGTGCCCGTGCAGATTTACAAATTTAAGTTTTGGTTGTTTCATGTCCCTCTTTGGTTGTTATTGATCGATAATTATAAATGCTTCTTAAGTTGTTGCGAAA